GGCGACCTCTCCAACATCCAGGGCAACCTCTCTGGCATCCGGGGCAACCTCTCCGGCATCCGGGGCGACCTCTCCGGCATCTGGGGCGACCTCTCCAACATCCAGGGCAACCTCTCCGACATCCGGGGCGACCTCTCCGACATCCGGGGCGACCTCTCCGACATCCAGGGCGACCTCTCCGACATCCGGGGCGACCTCTCCGACATCCAGGGCGACCTCGATGGAGCTGGGATCACTGACGAAGAGCGCAGTGCAGGCATCTCGGTTGAGGACTTGATCATATGAAAAAATGCATTTGCGGAGGGATGACACAGATTAAGGAGCATGGGACGCCGGCGGGTATGATCTTCGTGGAGGTCTGCACCAGGTGCTTCGCCACGGCGCCGATCGAGAAAAACCTCTTTTTCGATCTGCTCATAACCCTTCCCGGGAAACTGCCGGAGAAGGCCAACACGAACCCGATCCACGCCAACGACCTCCTGCGCTGGACGACTCCGCTCAGGCGGATGAGACGTGACTGCACCCCGGGCTTCGAGGGTGTGGAGTACGAGGTAAGACCTGTCGCTTTGCTCCGCGAGGCGCTTCGCCTCGCTCCTGCTGCGCAGGGCGGCTTCGCCTCGCGAATCGAGCAAGTCAGAGTCTCCAACGACGAAGCCCGCATGTGCCTGGCGGAGCGCGCCCGGAGGCTCGCATGAAAAAGACCGTCATCGACCTGGCACCCGAGGACAGGATCTGCCGGTACTGCTCGTCCCCGCTGGTTCGCCGCGAGGGCGAGCAGTTGCAGAACTGGTTGAACCGCGAGACCTGCGGTCGCTTGTGCAGCAACAGGATCGAGGGGCGCCGGAAGAGCTCTAAAGGGCAGAGACGGTTCCTTTTTGGGAGGTGCGTATGAAATTCCCACCTAAATGGCGAGCGGCGGTTAAGATCGTCAAAGTGATTGGATCATGTCGTACCTTCGAGCAACTAGACACAGCCCAAAATATGGTCTTCGCATACCAGATGGTCTACGGGGCCGCTGCTACAGAGTTAGAGCGGGCCATCACTAATAGGCGCTACGCTCTCCAGTTTGGAGGTCCCCGATGAGCCTCATCGCAACGGCGCGCGCCGCCCTGGAGCCCGCTCTCACCCATACCAAGAGGACTCCGGACCCGGGCAAGACCTGCCAGGCGCCCAGCTGCGATCGCACGTTTTTCCGGAGGGAAAAAGAGGCACTTAAGGAGTACCGGCTGCGTCGCAGCTGCGGAGGCTCCTGCTCCAGGGAGCTGCAGAGTCTGGCGCATCGCGCTTCTACAGACACCTCGGAGACCTGCTATGCCTTCTGCGACCCGAGCGACTTCGCCTGCCAGAACTGCGTATCGTTCAAAGAGGACCCCGACATGGGGACGAACTGCGTCCCCTGCACGACGGGGCAGAATTTTAAGAGGAAGTGAAACGAAAAGTTCTTGACAAGCACCACAGAGATGTTAAAGTAGCACCATCTCACCCCGCCCTGTGCCAAGCACAACGTAACCAACACAGGCCCGCAACCCCTGTGTACCCGCCGCAGGGGCGGGGTGAGACACTACCTCCCTCTTCGAGGGAGCAACCATTTCCAATGGAGGCAGCCAGTGGCCAGAAAGAAAATGAATTGGAGCTGGGTCGAAGGCGTAAGATGCATAGTCTTTTCCACATTCTGTACCAACGGGGTGTACTCAGTCCAAATCATGCTGGGGGAGGCTCACACTTCACCCACTGATCCCCCGTGGAGAAAGGGCACCGTGACATGCTGTAAGAGCCACCACGACGCGTTTAAAGCCGCTGAGAAGTTCGCGAAACAGGCGCTACTATCGGACTCCTTGGAGGGTAGCAGATGCAACAGCATCAATTGATTAACCAAGATTCGGGAAACACTGAGTACTACACGCCAAGCGGCATCATCGAAGCGGCAAGACTGGTTATGGGTGGCATAGACCTTGATCCGGCATCTAGCGCGGTTGCTAATCAGAGGGTGCAGGCAACCCGGTTCTTCTGCGCCGAAGATGACGCGTTAACGGTCCCTTGGAATGGCCGCGTGTGGATGAACCACCCATTCAGCCGCGAGAACAACCCACGGTTCGTACGGAAACTGATAGAGGAGTACACCAGTGGGCGTGTCTCCTCTGCCTGCTGCATCACCTTTGCTGCGACATCAGAGGCATGGTTTAGGCCACTTCTGGCCCACCCCCAGTGCTACATCTACGGGAGAACCAACTACTATCTCCCCGATGGAACATTGAAAAAAGGGGTCTCCAAGGGGAGCGTTGTGACCTACCTGGGGGATAACGAGAAAGCCTTCCGGGAGGTGTTCAAGCAACTCGGGGCAGTCAAGGTTTGAGACCCAGCTTCTTCTTCAGGGGAGCGCTCCTCACAAAAGCGCTCCTCCTGTCTGTTCGGTAATTCGTGGTCCGGCTACAACAAATACCCGAGTGACCGCCCCGATGGGCTGGAAGACATCCGCTGGGTCTTCTGGTTCGATAATTAACTCACTTCAAAGGAGGCAGCGCATGAACCAGACAATCCACCCCGACTCATCCATGATCAGAGAGTACTCTTACGACGATGACACCCTGGAACTCACCGTCGAGTTCGTCAAGGGCGGCACCTACAGCTACCAGGGAGTTCCCGAGGAAGTCTTTCAGGCGATGCAGTCGGCCAGCTCCGTCGGTCGCTTCTTCCTGAACGAGATCAAGGGGCAGTACTGATGCCGCCGGCATCGGCCGTCAAGCGAGCCTCCCAGCTCCGTATGATCGAGTACCTGAAAGGCGTGGAACTCACTAACGACTTCGAGGCCAACTTCATCGAGGGGATCGACAAGTTCCCCTATCTTTCGGATAAGCAGGACGAGATTTTGACCAGAATTTACGAGGGGAATTGATGAGCCTCTTCGACTTCAGCACCAAAATCGGATTCGACATCGAAACGAGCGGCGACAAGCCGGAGTATGCACTTCAGCCTTTTCGTGCTCTAACGGGCATAGGTTGGCCCACCGTTGCCGCTTTCTGTCGAGAGGACAAGGACCCTCTGGCACTGATGCGTCCGCAGGCGGAGAAGCTGCGCTCCATCCTCCGCGGGATCAACGAGAAGAAGATCACGCTCGTCGGGTGGAACGTGGCGTTCGACGCTGCCTGGCTCATCGCCCTGGGACTTGAAGAGGAAGTCTTCGCTGCGCAGTGGCTTGACGGGATGCTCCTTTGGCGCCACGCAGTGGTCGAGCCGGAGGGCGAGGACGTCCCGCAGAATAAACGCAAGTCCTATTCGCTGGAAGCGGCGATGCACGAGTTCTACCCTGACGACGCCGGGTTCAAAGAGTTCACCGACTTTCACACCAAGGACCCTGAGGAGTTGAAAAAGCTCGCGCATCGCTGCGGACAGGATACGCTTTGGAGCCTCAGGCTCGCAGGCAAGTTCTGGAACATGCTGAACGACCGGCAGCAGCGCGCAGCACTCATCGAGGCTCGGTGCATCCCTCAGGTGGCTTTGACGAACGTCAGAGGGATCAAAATGAGCAGTATGGCCGCAGATGCACTGGGGATTCGACTCGAAGAAGTGGCTCGATCCACAAAAGAAAAGCTCATGGAGACGAACCCCGAGATTGACGGAGTGAACCTTGGATCACCTAAACAACTTGCGGAGCTGCTCTTCGACGTGTGGGGGCTTCCCTGTGAGAAGATGACTAAAGGTACTGAGAAGAACCCCGAAGGCAATCGATCCACAGATAAAGAAGTGCTCTTCGATCTGGCCGCGCTCGACCCAAAGGCACGGCTGCTACGCAGTGTCAGAGAGTCTTTGAACTGTAAAGCTAAGTACGCAGTGGCAACTGTTAAGTCTTTAGAGTATAACGGAGATGGTTTCGCAAGACCAAACGCAAAAATATTCTCTACGTATACAAGTAGGATGACGTATAGCTCCACTCAGGAAGCTGATGTAGAGTACGCCAAGACAAAAACTGATAGAAAGACCAAAGAAGTTACAGAAGAAGTAAAGACGAAGAGGGTCACACTACAAGTCGGAGTAGCTTTACATCAATGGCGGAGGGGAGCAGAGTATCGCAGACTCATCGAGGCGCCCGAAGGGTTTGATGTACTAGAGCTTGACTTTGCAGGACAGGAATTTCGCTGGATGGCTGTTGCGTCAGGTGACGAGACCATGCTATCCTTGTGCGCTCCTGGGCAAGACGCTCACTCCTACATGGGAGCGCAGATCGCGCAGATGAACTACCACGAGCTGATTAGACTCGTGCATGAAGATAACGCGGAAGCAAACATTAAAAGAAAATTAGGAAAATTTGCTAACCTAAGCTTCCAGTATCGCGTGGGACCGAAGACTGCTACTGCGAAAGCGCGAGTCGAATACGAACTCGACGTCGATGAAACATTCATCAAGCAGATCCTTTCGACGTATAAAGCTGCGTTCCCTGGAGTCGTGCAATACTGGCAAAGGTCTATCACCCAGTCCAGACAACTCGGATACGCCGAGACGTTCGCCGGCCGACGTGTCCAGCTCAACGGCAACTGGGGGAACAAGCGCGAGTCGTGGAAGCTGGAGAGCACGGCGATTAACTATCCGATCCAGGGGACCGGGGGAGATCAGAAGTATCTGGCGCTCGCAGTAGCCAGAAACATGCTCCCTAAATACGGTGGTAGAGTCTACTACGAACTCCACGACGGTCTTTTCTTCATAATTCCGAAGGCGAAGACTGAGACTGCGGCGCACGAACTGCGGCACGCCCTGTCGAACCTCCCCTACAAAGCGGCATGGGGCACTGACTTACCAATTCAATTCCCTGTTGACGGCAAGATCGGGCGTTCGTGGGGTGATTTGAAAGGATTTGAGTAACTAACCAGGAGGAACACGATGCTCCACCGAATTCGACAGGAACTCGCCCTGCACAGACTCGCCGCTAACCTGGAAGGTCGCAGAGACTCCCGGTTCGTGGTTTGCGTCTCTGGGGATGCGTGGCAAGAAATGATGTGCCAGCTGATGGGAATGTATGGGTCGGCAATATCGAGTGATCCCACCATCGACGGGGCTAAAGTATTTATAACGGTTAACTTAACAGAGGACTATAAAATATTTGAGGATCGCCTTCTGCTGAAAGAAGCGCGCCCCGGTGGTGGAGTGAGAGCGCAGTATGCGCGATAACCAGGAGGAACAAATGATCATCGAAGCGCCCCAGGAGACCAAGGGAACCCCCTTCGTACTTCTTCACAGCATCACCTACCCCGAAGTCTCCACGTCGCGGAAACCTGTCGTCTCGCTGGACGGCCACATGATCGGGGGCCCGGACCGTCGTGGGTCGAACACGCCCGACTCCTCCACCGTCTGGAAAGCCTGGCAGCAGGACGTGCAGGCCGCCGCGCGCCGTGAAGGCGCCGTACCACAGGTAGTCATGGACTATTTCCAGAGGACCAAACACTTGGCGACTCCACCGAAAGGGGGAGATGTTACCGTCTACGCCTCGAACCCTCCGGCGCAGCTCCTGACGGAGATGCAGTCAGGATGTTTTGAGGTTGACCTCCTTGCACCTATGACTACAGAGAGGTTAGATGTGCTCATTGACATCGTCGAGCGATCTGACCCCCTCGCCTCGCTCATTTCTGACGATCCTGCGCCTCCGGCGCGCCGGCTCGCGAACCCTCCGCGCTTCGCTACTTCGTTCTCAGGGATGCAGGAGTTCATGCTCTGCCCTCGCAAGTTCGCAGCGAGTAAATATTTCAAGACGGTGAAGTATGTGCAGTCCGAGGCAGCGGCCGACGGAGACCGCGGGCATAAAACCGCTGAGAACTACCTCCTGAACGCCCAGGGTAAGAGCCTGCCTGTGGACGCTCACTACCTCCCGCGGGTGCAGAAATACTGCGACATGTTCATCAAGTCCGGCGCCAAGATTCTCGTCGAGCAGGAGATGTGCTGCACTCGCGAGTTGAAACCCTGCGGGTGGTGGGACAAGGAGGTGTGGTTCAGGAATCGAGGTGATGTAATAACATTCAAAGAATTGAGGATGAAGTACTTCGACTGGAAGTTCGGAAAGCTGAAAGATGATGTTTTCCAGATCGAGGTCGCCATCGCCCTGGCCGACATCCATTTCGGGGATCAGTTCGAGGAAGCCGACGGCAAGCTGATCTTCGTTAAGGAGAGCGACCCCAAGAAAGCCCTTGTCGGACTGCCTAAGCCCATCACTAAGGCAGACATCCCGAGAATCTGGGAACGCATCTTGACCATCACGGATCGCATGGAACGCGCCTGGCAGGAAGAGAACTTCCGCATGACCCCCAATTTTCTCTGTAAAGGGTATTGTGATGATTTTACCTGTCCGCATAACGGCCGCAGATGAGAGAAGTACACCTCACACATGGAAAAGTCGCGCTTGTAGATGCGAAGCAAAAAGGAGAAGCAATTGAAAATCTTTGTCGTGAACGGTTACCCGAATGCAGGAAAAGACACATTCATCGACATGTGCCTGGAGGAGCTACGCCCCTCCACAGCGGTCAAGGCGTCCTCCGTGGATGTCGTCAAGCAGGCGGCCAAGATGCTCGGCTGGGATGGGGTTAAGGACGACCGGGGGCGCATGTTCCTCTCCGACTTGAAAGACCTCTCCACGGCCGCCTACGACGGACCGATGCGCTGCATGAGATACGTGGTGCAGGTATCCCGCGAGGCGCAGGTCGTGGCACTCTTCCTGTTGATTCGCGAGCCGGAGGAAATCGCCCGCTTCGTTGCTGAGTTCCCGGGGACGAAGACGATCCTGGTGGAGCGAGGGAGCGAGGCGGAGCATCTGAACCATGCAGATGCCGGCGTAGCCGGTTACCCCTACGACGTCACGATCCAGAACGACAAGGACCTGGCAAACCTGCGCTTCAGGGTGAAGAAGTTCCTGAAGAGCGAAATGAGACCTGCGCTCGTCGCGCTGGAGGCGAAGGCATGACCGGCGAAGCCTACCTCTCCGCCCTGCAGGCGTTCACCGAGGCTCACAAGATCCCCCGCGACGTCGCTTCGCGCCTGAGAAAGGCAGGGGAGGAACTCGGGGAACTCTCTGAGGCGGCGATGAACCATGACATCCCCGCGCTGACCGAAGAGGCGTGCGACCTGGTCAATGTCTCCATCGACCTGCTGACCCGGGTCGTCGGCACCAAGCTTCTCTGGCAGGTGCTGGTGGAGAATCTTATCACGAAGGACGCCAAGTATCTGGCCGGCGCGCGCCGGACCGAGGAGAGGAAGTGACCCCCGAAGGAGAGACTAAAAAAATGATCACCCGCCGCCTCTTGGCGCGCGGGCTGATCCAGGCGAAGGATGCGGTTAAGGCAACGCAGGAAAACACCGGGAAGTTCGTCATGCCGGTTCCTTCATTTCGGGGCGTGATGGGCATCCCTGACTATTACGGGCACTTTCTTGGTTTCTTCTTTGAGATCGAAGCGAAGCGCGAGGGAGAGGCGCCGACGGCGTTGCAGAAGCACCAGCTCGACGCTACCCGAGTGACGGGCGCCGCTTCTTTCGCCGTGGATTCCGAAGCGGCGATGGACCTGGTCGAGAAGTGGATGGATGAAATTGAAGAAAGTATATTGAAAACTTCTTGACAAGCAGAGAGTCCTTTGATAAGCTTCGGTTATCAAATTCAAGGAGGTAGCGAGATGGGATCGGACATTCACGGAGTGTGGCAGAAGAAGACGGTAACAGGTTGGGAGGACGTTCCCAGTACGTTCGAGCAGGACAGACACTATCTGATCTTCGCGTGGCTCGGCAACGTTCGTAATGGTTTCGGGTGTGCAGGAGTACCTACGTTCACCCCGATTACCCCGCTGTCAGATGGTAGAGGGCTCCCTGAGGACTTCGAGATTAACGATGAGGAGTGTCATACGATCCTCAGTCTCGACATCATGGGCCCGAGCATACAGAAGTACCATGAAGACGGAGAGCCACTGGAGATCTGGATGGGTGATCACTCTTTCTCCTGGGTGAGCGGGGCCGAAGTGCTGGCTGCCGAGATGCCCAAGATTCAGCGCGAAGGTATCGTATCACTGGAGTGGTACAAAACGTGGGACAAAGTTTCTGCGCCTGAGGAGTGGTGTGGCGGTCGTAGCGGCCCAAATGTGCTAGTTAGCAGTCCGGAAAGTATCTGCAAGCAGACCACCGACGTCCATATCACCTGGGCCGAAGACACTACCGAGACGCTGAAGTATTTCACCGACGAAGTCCGGCGCCTTGTCGATCTGCATGGAGAGATACGGTTCGTTTTTGGGTTCGATTCATAGAGCAGCAGAGCCAGGCGACGAGCGAGGGGTAACACTCACTCCGACCGGACCAGGAGAAAACACTCCTGACCGTCTCTGCGTTCCACAGGCACGGGCGGGCACCCGATAGGCGGGATCATGCCCGACCCGGCCGAATACCAAAAAGGAGGAAGTGATGCCGCTTCAAGATGCAGAACTCGAAAGAACACTCAACCACTATCTCAAAATATTGCGCCGCGCGGCCGCACGACGCCGTGGTTAGACATTTACAGGAGTTACCTTGGAAAAGATGGTACTTGACCCTTGCTGCGGCAGTCGGATGTTCTGGTTTGATAAACGAGATACCCGCGTCGTCTTCGGCGATATCCGAAACGAGACGATCACTGTGACGGATCGGTCGCACAAAGAAGACGGTACGCGCACCCTGAGCATTAAGCCGGACATGCACATTGATTTCCGTGCGCTGCCGTTCCCTGATGGCTCTTTCCGCCTGGTCGTGTTCGATCCGCCACATCTGGTCAGGGCCGGGGCCGATAGTTGGCTGAAGGCGAAGTACGGGAAACTGAACGTGGACACGTGGCGCGAAGATCTGCGAGCGGGGTTCGCTGAGTGCTTCCGGGTATTGCAACCCGGTGGAGTGCTGATTTTCAAATGGAACGAAACGCAGATCAAGGTGAGGGAGGTTTTGGCGCTTACGGATCGGCGGCCGCTGTTCGGCCATCCCTCTGGCAAGCGGAGCAACACCCACTGGATTACGTTTCTGGCTGTCTAACTCTTAGATTGTACTTGTCCGAGATGCTCACCAACTCCTACAACGCTGTCAGACTCTTCGACCAGCACGCTTACGAGACACAGGAAGACTACCCTGATAAGAATTGGAAAGATTTTAGGCCTTAGGTCCACTTATCACCCTTCGAGAAGTGAGGTGTGTCGCCCCCGCACACCCTGCTCAAAGGGCCGACTCAGGTCGGGCACCTCCAAACGGAGAGGATCAACAGCGGCCAGAGCTTCTCCTTCGGGTCAAGGAGCTTAGGGGGCAGAAGCACATCTTCGAGGTGCAAAGGACGCGATATGGAATGGTACACACCTGATGTGCCCAACGGAGGACGCTCACCAAAGATGCTGACCACGCAGACAGGGCGCAAGGCGGACGGGTCCAAGGCACAAGTAGCGCTGTCGAACCAGATAAAGATGTTTGAGACGGACGGACGGACGGACGGACGGAGCGAAGTGAGATGATCAAATTCAGGAGGGAGTTGAATGTGGATATTGCCGAAGAACATAGGCCCTTTAATGCAGTGGAGTTCTGCGCAGGTTACGCTGGCATCCATCTCGGACTCAAGCAAGCAATCCCGGCTTTGCGCGTCGTCGCTTTTAGTGAGATCGAAGCTTTCGCGGCAGCCAACCTGGTTGCAAAAATGGAAGCGGGACTCCTGGACGTCGCACCTATCTGGACGGATCTTAAGACCTTCCCTGGACTCGCGTTTCGCGGCAAAGTGGACCTCCTTGTTGGGGGATTCCCTTGCCAGGGATTCTCAGCGGCAGGTAAACGACTTGGAGACACCGACCCTCGGCATCTCTGGCCTTTCTTCGTCGAACAGATCAGACTCATGCGGCCAAGTTACTGTTTCTTCGAGAATGTCGATGGAATTATTAGCTCCAAGCTCACAGGCGAAGGATGGAATGATCCCCCGGGAACATCTGTTCTGCTCCATGTCTGCAGGGAACTGGAAAGACTGGGTTACGTCGCAACGGCTGGAGTATTCTCAGCGGCTGAAGTCGGCGCGCCTCACCAGAGAAAGCGAGTCTTATCCTTGCAGAAAGGCGAGGCGGCTGCCAGGCAGCCGCCGAAGGTAAATCTCAGCGAGGATTGTCCCGCAGAGCGGTTGAGGAACTCACCGAACTTGGAAGCACAGGCGGGGATGTGGCCGACCGTCTCTGCGAGCGAGACGAAGCAGAACCAGTCCCCGCGAACAGCGGGGACTGCAGGAACACAGAAAAGCTTATCTGTGGAAGTTCTTTGGCCGACGATCAGCGTCAACGAGTCCAAGAACTCGGAGATGGGCAGTCAGGCGGCGAGTTCCTCGCCGCCGCTCGGAACGGCAGTACACCTCTTTGGCCCTCAAGACCTGGAGAGCCACAGCACTGGTGGGAGCCGCCAAGAACCAATCTCCCTTGGGTCCGAACCGCCAACAGACACCATGATTTTGAGTACCAAGTCGAAGAAGTTGAACCCTCGCTGGGTCGAGACCTTGATGGGTCTTCCTATCGGCTGGACACAGCCGAGCTGTATGAATCCACTGACAATCGGGTCGATGAGCTGCGCCTCCTTGGAAACGGAGTCGTCCCCGCCTGCGCAGAGAAAGCTTGGAGAGTGCTGTTCACAAGGCTCAGAGGCGTCCGCCCAGGCGACGCCGTGCGCCCTTAACATCGACGAGTCCTACTACCAGAGAAGCGGGAATTTGGTGTACCCAGGGCTGGCGAAGCAAGTGAGGGATGAGGCGACGGCCTGGCCGTCGCCCAGAGCCTCCGACGCCGAGCACGGCGGCCCGAACCAGCGAGGGAGCAAAGGCGATTTAGCACTTCCGAGTGCAGTCCTTCAAGACTTCTCCGCACCCCTCTTCGACTTCTAAAAAGGAGAACATCATGCTTCTCAGACTCATCATGACCCCGCTCGCGATAGCCGCGGCGCTGCGGGACGAGATCGTTTGTTTTTTCGTCGCCGCAGGCGACTACTTGGAGGATGTATGGAAAAGACGTTAATTCTGAACCTGGTCGGAGCCATACTCCTGTCGTGCGTGGGAGCAAGGGTCAATGCATGGATAAATGACTCCCCTAAGTACTCGACTTGGTATGGGATGCTTATTTTTTGCCGGAGTTTCCTCTCGGTGGTCGCGGGTACAATCTGGATCGCAGTCAGCGTCGCCTGCGGAATCTACTTCCTGGCTCTGCGATGATCGACCTCTTCGCAACGCCTCCGGCGCCTCCGGCGCTCATGACCCCCAAGATCATCCAGAACTCGATCGTCTTCCAAACCAGGGACGCCGAGAAGGTGCGCGCCTGCATCCCGGGGATGAAGGAAGCCGGCGGATACTGTGCCGTGCCGCTCTCCCTCGAATCCGCCCGCATCCTCAGGAACCTGGGAGTCGAGGCGCCGTCGCCTATAAGGACGCGCTACGGCTGGCCGATCATGAAGGGGCGGCAGCCCCGGGCGCACCAGATCGACACGGCGGAGGCAATGACCTTAAACCCCCGTTTTCACTGCCACAACGCACCCCGTACCGGCAAGACCATGTCCTCTTTATGGGCCATCGATTACCTCCAGAGCATGGGGATTGTAAACAAGGCGCTCATCATCGCCCCGCTCTCCTCGTTGGAGCGTGCCTGGGGCGACGAGCTTTTCCTTAACTTCCCCCATATCAAATTTACTGTCCTCTACGGCTCTCGTGAGAAGAGAATCAAGCTGCTCCAGGAGCCGAGCACGGTCTTCATCGTAAACCACCACGGTGTAGATATTTTGCACGACGAGCTTATGAAGCGCGGAGACATCGACCTGATCGTGATTGATGAGCTGGCAGTGTATCGCAACGCCAAAACTAAGAAGCTCTGGAAGCCTACCAACGATATTGTGAACAACCGAGGAGTCCATACATGGTGCTGGGGGCTTACCGGCACCCCGACATCCAACGAGCCGACAGACGCCTATGGACAGGCGAAGCTGGTACGACCGGAGTCAGTGAAGAACATCTCTTTCACGGCGTTCAAGAACAGCGTATGTCAGCAATACGGGCCCTTCAAGTGGGTTCCACGCAGGGGGTGTGAGGAGATTGTCACACGGGTACTGTCCCCCTCGATTAGGTTCGACCGCAGCGTGGTGACATCCATGGAGCCTTGCTTAATTGAGAGACACGCCGAACTATCCCCGGAGCAGAAGCACCACACAATCAAGTTGCTCAAGGATGCAGTTACAGAGATAGGTGACTCCACTGTTACAGCGGTTAATGCCGCAGTATTAGTGTCTAAGTTAATCCAAGTTTCGTGTGGGTGTGTCTACGGGGCAGATGGCGAGTTCCTTGAAATAGACTTCGGCCCACGACTCAAAGTATTAGAAGAGGCAATAGAAGAGAACGGACCAGGCAAAGTACTTGTTTTTCTCCCCTTCACTGGTGCTCTGGAAGCATTAGCAAGAGAGTTAAAGAAAAAGTGGAGCGTAGAGATCATCAATGGAGATGTCTCGGCACACAAAAGGAATCAGGTATACCAGGACTTCCAGACGAAGGCTGATCCACACATCATCGTAGCGCACCCTCAGTGCATGGCGCACTCATTAGAATTGACCAAGGCAGATTTAATCTGCTGGTACGGACCTATCAGCTCCAACGAAATTTACACTCAGGCATGTTGCCGGATCGACGGCGGCGGGCAGAAGAGCAAGATGGATATTCTGCACATTTCGTCCACCCCAGCGGAGCGCAAAATCTACGCAACTGTGCGGGAACGCGGAAGATTACAGGATGTTGTCCTCGACCTTCTGGCGGGTGCGAAGAAACTGAAATAAATCTATGAAAACTTCTTGACAGGTATTAAAGGGTCTGATATAAAGTAATCAGGATTTGAATTCAACGAAGGAGGAGACGCAGATGGCAATCACCCCGCAGGACGTAGTCAAGAAGTACCAAGAGGATCGTGAGAAAATCCAGGCGATCAGGAAGGCCGCCGAGGCGGAGGTCCAGACCATCGAGGCTTCGCAGAAGAAGCGCGAGGATTACCTGCTCTCGCTCTCCGACCCCTCGCTCCTCGAATACTTCACGGACCTCTACCTGAACGGTCGAGACGGGAAGTCCACGGCGGAGGCCCAGAAGAAAGAGCTGAAGTTCCAGATGGATGCCATCGAGAAATGGCTCCTGAAGACCCTCGACTCCCTGAAGAGCACCGGCATGAAAACCGCCTTCGGCACCGTGTTCCCGACCAGGAAAGAAGGCGTGAGCGTCGAGGACTTTGATGCGGTCCTGGACTTCGCCGTGCTCCGGCCGCTCGCAACCGCGATAGACGCCTGGGTCCAAGATGAAAACTCATCGGGGTATGAGGGTATTGAGGAGATAGTCTCAATTCTCAAGTCCTCCGCTCACTTCGAGTTCCTCAACAAGGCAGTATCGAAAACTGCGGTGCTCGAAGTCATGGGGGAACAAGATCCGAAAGACCACTCCAGACCGAACCCTGCGCCCCCGGGCGTGAAGTACACGGCAATCAGGACCGTCGGGGTGAGGAAGTCATAAAGGAGCCTCCCCATGCATACAATCCTCAGATGGGCCGATGGAACATGGATCAACAAGGAAGACTACCGAGAAGCAGATTATCAGTGGTTAAGCGATGACTACGAAGAGGTGGAACTTTCCGACGAAGAATACGAAGAGCTTCTTTAACCCCTGCCTACGCAGGGCAACTCACTCCAAAGGAGGCCACGTCGTGGCAGACCGACCCAACTTCAAAAAAGCACCAGCAGCGGACGGGAAAAAGCAGCATTTCGCAGGTCGCATCTTTAGCAGAATTAAAGAGAAAATGGCTGGCACCCAGAAGAAGGCCCTTGTGGCTGCGGAGTACATGGACCTGAAGATGAATTGGCAGTCGTATATCAGGGGTAGAAGTCGTGCCCCCTTCCGCAAGAACGGAGAAAAAGAAATGCTTCGTCGTAGGACCCAGATGGCGAATGGGACTCACGGCCTTTAGTTCCTGCTACCCTCTCCCTCAAGGAGAGGCAACTCACTCCAAAGGAGTAATTGAACCATGGCAAACGAAGTAATGATCCCCTCCGGCAGTACTGTACCCGCGCACATCCTCGCGCTCCTGAAGTCGAACCCGAGCCTGCTCAGTATCAACGACAACGCAGCCAACGGCATCGGCGGGGCGAGTGTCCCGACCATCATCGCCTACATGGGCACCTTCAAGACCAAGGTGGACGGTGTCGAGGCTCCGATCCAGATCCAGACCGAGCAGGGTCCCATGAACGCGAGCCGCATCTCCGCGATCATCCTGGCCGCTAAGAAGCAGCTCATTCGCAGCTTCTACATGGGGGCCTTCGTCGCCGGCCAGGAACCGCAGTCCCCGGACTGCTCCAGCGAGGACGGAATCAAGCCGCGTTCGGATTCCCCTAATAAGCAGTGCGAATCCTGCGCAGGATGCCCGCAGAACGTCTGGGGCTCCGCCAAGCAGCAGGATGGTAGCGCTGGCAAGGGTAAAGCCTGCTCCGAGCGCAAGGTGCTCGCCGTCTACGCCAACAAGGGCGTCTACAAGTTCACCATCCCGCCGGCATCCCTGGGCGACTTCGCTGCCTACGCCAAGCAGCTGGGCGCTCACGGCCTGGCACTGCCGACCGTCGTGACCTCGATCTCCTTCGACCCCGCGGCTCCGACCAAGCTGGTCTTCACCTACGTCAACGTGCTGGACGAGAAGCAGCTCCCCGTCGTTATCGGCATGATCGACTCCCCCGAAGTGAAAGCGATCATCGACGACGCCTTCGGCGGCGCACCACAAGCGGCACTTCCCGCTTCTCCGGCCGAAGACCCTGCCATCAAGGCGGCAGCCGAGAAGAAAGCGAAGGACGAAGCAGCTGCGGCGGAGAAGAAGGCAGCTGCCGACAAGAAAGCGGCGGAGAAGAAAGCGAAGGACGACGCGGCCAAACTCGCCGCGCAGTCGGCAGGTCCTGACCTCGGGCTTGATTTGGGTGGTGCCTCCTCTGGTCCCTCCGACGACGACCTGGCCGCGCTTCTCGATCTGTAGGCCCTACGGGCTCCCTCCGGGGAGCCCTCTTTTAGGAGATAAAATGAGCATCCAAGGCGAATTTCTCGCGGAGCCAAAAAGAAAAATAGGCATCCTCCACCTCGCAGGGACCAAGGGCTTCGCTACTGCCTTCGCAGTTTGGAAAGGGCTCAACGACATCCACGACCTGTCCTTCATGGTCGGTACTACTGAAACCCCTGCCTATATCCTCTGTAGAGACTTTGCAGCCGCTGGTGGAGAGGAGGTCTTCTACTTCTCGGAAGTTCCTTGCTTGGAGGCGTGGCGCCAGACGAACGGTGAAGAACCTTTTCCTGAAATTCTTCTCTACGTCGCTGATAGAGGCACCTGGAATCTGGAGCACTCTAGAGAGATCAACGCCTTCATCGCCCAGATGCCTCAGACCTTCACGGACTGGGATAATTTCTACATGCCCGAGGCTTACGACGCCGGCCGAGCGATTCTCAGGTTCGCATCGCTCACGACGTATTCTGTTGCAGATATCCTTGCTTCGCAGGAGTAACCACATGACCACCGAACACAACAAAACGCCTCCCGAGTTCCTCGAACTCGAAGAGATTCTCAAGCAGACCAAGCTCTCTTCCCGGGAGCTTGGTCCCCTTTTCATGACCTCCAACCAGACGGTGCTCTCCTGGTCGCACGGCGCCGTGCCCAAACAGGAAGTGCTTCGGCTCTACGCTGTCAGGGTCATCCGCCTGCTGAAGAAAATGATCGAAGAGCATGAGCTCCCGCTCAGGGACGACGTGCCGCAGAAGGACCGCAAGGGGCAGTTGCAGGAACTCTGGAGGCGGAGGCTTTCGCCTCCGGCGAAGAGAGAGCAGGAGGAGGGGTAGTGAACCCAACATGCCCCTACTGCTCAAGACCCTCTCGGAGAGTTACCGGCGTAGACCTGTATCCGCATCGCGCAGACTTAGCCGACAAGTTCTTCTACAGGTGCCTCCCTTGTGATGCTATGGTGGGCTGTCACCCAGGTACGGACAAGTCGCTGGGTAGGCTGGCGAACGCTGAACTCAGACACTGGAAAATGCGCGCCCATGCTGCTTTCGACCCTCACTGGAAGAACGGAGAGATGAGCAGGAAAGCTGCATACAAGCGCCTCGCCGACCGGCTTGGTATATCTGAAGAGGTGTGTCACATCGGAATGATGGATGTGGCGATGTGTCAGCGAGTTGTAAGGCTCTGCACACCTAGATAGCTTCTCCCCTTGACCCCCGCTTCGGCGGGGTGTAGCATATGCCCCCTATTTCCTTCTTCCTTAAATGCCTTGGAGGGCGCCGATGGTAAGTTCCGCTCCGCAGAACTCTCAGCCTGCAGCAATCAATGAATTTCAGGGGGAACACAGGTGGTTGAGTAACTTCGCCCCTGTGATAGTAGTCTTAGATGGTGCCTGTTACCCATCCGTGGAGCACGCATATATGGCGGCTAAGTCCACATCCATTGAGTGGCGGCTCTTCTGTGCAGACCACCTCAATTCTGCCGGGGCGGTCAAAAAGGCCAGTAAAAAACTGGTGCTGCGTGCTGACTGGCACGACATAAAAGTTAAAGTCATGTACGCGCTGCTCACGCAGAAATTTGCGCAGGAGCCATATAAGTCGCGATTGGTCGCCACAGGCAATGTTCTTTTATCTGAGGGCAACCGATGGGGCGATACATTTTGGGGTGTGGATTTACGTAGGACCCCTGCGACAGGTCGTAATATTTTAGGTCGTCTGCTGATGCGAGTCAGGTGTGAGCTTGGATGCGGGGACGCATCATGCCGATGACCTTCCTCGAAAAGATCCTTCCCGAAAAAGGGTTCTACTGCGCGGCGCGGCTCCTTCCCGGGGGTGGCTTCGCACATACTTTCCTTCCCTCGATCTCGGAGCTGAAGAACCACCTCTCCGGCATGGACGCCAACGGTCACACCATGTACGTGGCGCAGGGCACCTACTCCGCGACTGCGGTCTCCAACTGGGAGGCCAACAAGGCGCTGCCGCGGGAACTCTCCAAGGAGGATCGCAAGAAGCTCCGCAAGGACGAGCGCACCGCGGCGAACACGGTCTGGTTCAGGAACTTCTTCTTCGACATTGACTCCGGCCCCGAGAAGTTCGCCAAGGACCCAAGTAACTCCTACCCGAGCCAGATCGACTCCCTGAAGGCTCTGCGCGCTTTCTGCCACGAGACTGCGCTGCCCTTCCCTGCCATCGTGTCATCGGGAAACGGACTTTACGCCCACTGGCCGCTGGATGAGGACATGCCCTCTGACAAGTGGCGCGCCTTGGCACATATCCTGAAGCAGGTAGCCAAGGCCTATGGCTTCAAGGCCGACCCGTCGAGGACTTCTGACGGTGCCTCCGTGCTGCGCCCTGTCGGCACGAACAATCGGAAGGACCCTGCGAATCCGAAGGCGGTGAAGCTCGTTCAGGATATGGAGTCCATGTCGGTGGAGCGTTTCGCGGAGATCCTGGGTGCGTCCGCCAAGGTGAAGAAGCTCACGACTCCAGCGCTCGCCCTGCCGACGACTTTCAAGGGCATCAACGACGACTTCACCGCCGGCATCGACGGTCCTCCGGCCTCCGCTCTCAGGGTCGCTGACCGCTGCGCGCAGTTAAGATCGATGCGCGACTCCAAAGGTGACGTTTCTGAGCCGCTGTGGTACGCCTGCATAGGTCTTATGCGCCACTGCGAAGAAGGTGATGATCTCATTCACGAGTGGTCTCAGGGGCATCCTGCGTACTCCTTCGCCGTGACGCAGGGGAAGATCGAACACCACGTTGAGTCGGGCTCCGGCCCCACGACCTGTAGCAAGTTTGGCTCTGATAATCCGCAGGGATGTCTCGCCTGCCCGCAGGCCAATAAGATCAAGTCCCCTATCGTTCTCGGGCGCCCTGAGCTGGAGATCCTGGAGACGGCGACCGAGGAAGAAGTCTCCCTCCTTCCCCGCGGCTACAAGCGCGCGGCCGGCGGGCTCTACTTCGAGGAGGAGGGTGCGGCCGCCGTCAGGTTCTACGGCTACGACCTTTACCCCTGCAAGGTCGCCTTCGACTCCACGCTGGGCTACGAGACCGTGACCATCCGGCACCAGATGCCTATCTCAGGGGAGTACAAGGAGTTCCCACTCAGGTCATCCCTGCTGCACGATCCGAAGACATTACTTATGACCCTGGCGGATAACCATGTCCAGGTCTCAGGAAAGGAGTCACGACAGATCATGTGTGCCTACATTGACCGTTATCTCTCAGAACTGAAGGCGAGCGCCGCGCTCGCGACCCTGCACTCCCAGATGGGCTGGCAGAAGGAGTGCGGAAAGAAGATCTTCATCCTGGGTGACCGCATCTACAAGGAAGACGAAGAGGATTCCAGCGCCGGCTTCGCTCGCAACATTCCGGAAGTGGCAAAGAGCTTCCACCAAAAAGGAGAACTCGATGAATGGGTTGCCGCGACGAAGTATCTTAGCCTCCCCGGTATGGAGCCCCTCGCTTTTGCTTTCCTTGCAGGCGCCTTCGGGGCACCGCTTATGGGATTTACCGGGTTCGCTGGAGCTATGGTTGCTCTTGTCGGTCGCTCAGGGATTGGCAAAACCCTTATCGGTGAGTTCGCCCTTTCAGCCTACGGAGACCCGGAAAAGCTGATACTGCTGAAGAATGACACGACGAACGCCCTGGTGTCCCGCCTAGGCCTTTACGGCTCGCTGCCGCTCTATCTAGACGAGATCTCGAACATCGACGGATCGGAACTCTCCGACCTCCTCTACAGGGTCACCCAGGGGCGCGACAAGGCACGTCTGAACCGCTCCGCGCAGGAGAAGGCGGTCCTTAACAGCTGGAACACCGTGGCTCTGTGCTCGTCGAACCACTCCCTCATCGACAAGCTGTCGAACCTGAAGTCGGACGCCTCGGCGGAGATCAATCGCATCATGGAGATTCCCTGCGCCCCCATCGCCGCCTTCGGGCGCGAGCAGGCGACCCCCTGCTATCGCCAGTTCCACGCCAACTACGGCACGGCGGGGCCAGTCTATGTGCAGTATCTGGTGGACCATCAGGACGAGCACCACGACAAGATCGACGCTCTGACGCGCAAGATCGACACCATGACGGGCGCGCGCTCCGACGAGAGGTTCTGGTCTGCCATGGCGGCCGTCGCCGTCTACGGCGGCATGATCGCGGCGAAATTGGGGCTCATCGAGTTTAAGGTAACTCCGGTCCTCAACTGGCTCACCAGGCAGATCATTGAGATGCGCGAGGCTAAGAGCGCCTGCGTCACTGAGCAGATCGACGTGCTTGGTCAGTTCCTCGACGCCAACGCCGCCGGGGTCCTCATCACCACCGGCGACAACGGGAAAATCGCTTCAATCCTGCGGGAGCCCCGCGGCGCGCTGGTGGCTCGTATCCAGGCAGACCAGGGGAAACTGTTCATCTCCAGGAGCGAACTGCGGAAGTATCTGGACCGCACCTTCGGCAGTTTCACCGATCTGAAGAACGAGCTGATCGCCGTCGGCGCGCTGAAGAACTCGGACATGCGGAAGGTTCTCGGGAGCGGCACCTACATCGGCGGGACGCAGCAGCCCTGCTGGCAGATAGATCTGAACTGCATCGAGTTAGGAAGGACCACGCTTCGGGTCGTGGAGAATCTTGCCCCTGTCGGGGCGTTAAAGGCGGTGGGGGGATGATCGGGAAAGTATTCCAAGATCTTGCATGCAGGATACATAGGCACGACCTAATTGCAATCAGCGTATTATCTGAACAGGCTGCACTGGTTGAGTGCAGCCACTGCCACAAACAGTGGGCAATGAAGATGGCTGGCGGAAACGAGGGCTCTATGATCCCATGGGCAGAAGCTAAATTATTCTACACTGATGAACGTATCAAGCGAGTGCAAGTAGGTTTAACGAATTTAGCACCGCTTGCCAAGGCAAGCTAAAAGGAGGAAGTGATGCGGCATGAATTGAAGACTGACCCCTTTGTGTTCGACGAAGTCCAGGCAGGAGACAAGACGTTCGAGATTCGGAAGGACGACAGAGGTTTCAGGGTGGGTGATACGTTGGTGTTGAAGCGCACCGTATTCAC